CATAACCTGTACCAACTCTACTCCACAATGGTATGTTCCACACCCAACCGTTCTCTATTGCTGTACAGTTGGTAAAAGATTCAACTTCTTTCTTTTTATCTACATAAGGAATCTTGGTTGCCCACGCTTTATTATTTGGTAGTTTAGGGATAGGTTCAAAAGGTTCTTTTAATGCCTCTCCTAAAAGCATTGCTTTAAAACCTGTACAATCAATATATAGGTCTGCTTTATGTTTGCCGTTTAAAGAAACAATACCATTTTCATCTTGTTGAATATCTTTTATATCTTCTTGAATATATTTAACACCTTTAGGAATACAATAATGATCCTTCAACCATATACCAAATTTAATTGCGTCAAACTGATAAGCAGAATCTTTATCATTGTCAAAACCGTAGAAGTTTTGAGCACCTTTACCTTGATTAACTAATGCCATAACAGGAGAAAAACTATCAGCATAATCTGAAACTGGTAGTTCTGGATTATATGCCTTTTTCATCCACCAATCATTATACTTTAATTTAGTTCCTTCTGTTACAACTGCACCAAAAGGATAATGAAACGGCGCCTCGTCTTTTCCATTAAAGTCTGTAAACTTAATACTAAATTTAATAGTGCCATCTGTAGCTTTTAAAAATTCTTTATCTTCTATTCCTAAAAATTTTGTCCATTGTTTAACTTTTGATATTGTACTTTCACCAACTGATATTGTTGGAACGTTAGGTGATTCTAATACAGTTATATCTCTATCAGGAAATGCTCTGATTAAAGTTGCCGCTGTCATCCAGCCAGCAGAACCTCCACCGACTATTAAAATCTTATTACTTTTCACTTTTTCTTTTTCTTCTTTTTAGTTATTGTTTTCTTAACTGGTTCTTCCGCTGGGATATTCTTACGTAGAAATTCTGTAAATTGATTTTTAAACTCTCTATCTTCTCCAGGTTGCAAAGTCATATCATCATAGTTTGCGTTTTGAATCATACGGTGTTTAATAGTTGTTTGTTTTTTCTCTTTCTGTATTCTCCGTACAAAAGCATAATAGATAATTTGTGTGAAATATGCAAAGGGATTGTTAGTTTTTTTAGGATTGAAATTGTCAAGATACTGCAAACAGTTTTCTATACCATCTGATATCATATCATCACGATAGGTATAATTTATAAAGTTTGGTCTATAAGATAAGTGATTCGCTATTTTCAAAAAACACTCACCAACGTAGTCTGGTACAACTGGTTTATTTAATTTTTGTCTTTTTGCTTTATTAACAGACTTTCTATAAGCCACCATAGCAGCAAAAAATTCTTTATTATTTACATAATGTTCTGGTTTTTTTTTAATTTTAGTTCCATTCATAATAATTACATATTACTACACTTTTTTCTCTTTGTCAATGCTGGGTCGCAATAATCGTTTGATTGCTTTAGATAGTTTTTTGACAGGAATAATCTCTCCTATCTGCCATTGCTTGGCAATATGAGCTAGTTTTTTTGTTTTGTATGGCACTTGACTTTTCACGTTTTTTGTATATAATAGACTATGTAGTCTGGTGGAGAACGCTTTAGTAACTAGTGGAGAGTTCTCTTTGTTGCCTTATCTCTAAATATCTCGTTCAACATTTCATTATCTTCTTCACTTATTTGTTCTTGCATAAACGACCCTTTTTTGGCCTTCTTTGGTTGGTCTAATTTATCATAGTCACCTGCAAGATTTAAATAACTTTTTGACATATCTCCAGACGCCATAGTTATAGTCATTATCTTATCTTTTGGTATAGTAACTACTTTATCTGGTGTATAATTAACCCATTTAATAAGAGCAATATAATCTCTTATTCCCATAGGTGTCATCTGTGGAATATACTTAATCTGTAATGGTTTGCTAATTCGTAGCATTGGAGATTTGTCTGGTAGTTGTTTATCTCCAGCTGGTAAATGTGCAACGACATCATCACCGTTTACTAGTTTGATTATTCTTATGTCAGCTTTTACTTCCATTTTTCTCCAGTTCTATGTTGTGGATTTCATAATCAAAGTCTTCACTATTGTATATATTTATACGAGACCTGAAGTGTTGTAAAGTGTAATTTTCCTTTTCCCCATAGGAAAGGTCATCAGCAATATCATATAATGTTGCGTGTGATTTGTTATCTTTTAATCTCAATCCTCTTCCAATAGATTGTAAATTTCTTATACGAGATTTACTAGGGCTACTAAAAACAATATTGTGTAGATTGCGGATATTAATACCAGTACTGAACGTCCCATAAGAAGCGACAATAATCGCATTATCAGACTTCTCGGTAATTGCTCGGACTTGTTCTCGTTCATCAGCTTCCACTCCTCCGTGGATATAGAATATAGGTCGGTCACCTGCCTTCTCTTTTATTAGTTCAAATAATAACTTACCGTGCTTTTCTACATACTGAAACAAGCATAAAGTGTTGCCGTGCAAATTAGTGACCAGATTTTTTATGTATTTATTCCTTTTCTCATTTCTAACTAAAAAATCCATTTCTTCTTGGTATGTTTTATTTTTTAAGAATTCTCTTTGTACTTTACTGTATTGTAATACTAAACAGAAAATTTTAAGTTTAGCTAGTTGTTCTTTGTCTTGGAGTTCAGTTGTTGTAGTGACTTTATTAACTGCACCAAACAGTCCTTCTAATACTAGTTTGTGTGTCTTACTATCATCTAGGGTACCTGTACAACCTATCTTATATTTACAGTTAGTTAACTTCGTTAGTATTTTAGTTAGTGATACTGCTTTAAATAGATGTGCTTCGTCACCAATTATCATACCATAGTCGCTAAAGTAATTCTTTGATAGATTATAAATTGATTGCCAAGTAGATATGACTATTCTTTTAGGTGTTATCTTACTATGACCTTCATAGATTCTATGTACATTTCTTAAACTATCATAGCCATAGTCTTTAAAATCTTTATATAATTGTTCTACTAATGATGTGGTAGGTACTATAATTAATATCTTCTTATTTTTAGGTAGTCTTAATAGATTGAAACGTACTAATAGATATAGAATAAGTGATTTACCACTAGCAGTTGGCGATAGTAATAAACATCTATTCTTTTTAACTGCATATGTAAATGCTTCTTTTTGATAATCTCTTACCTTTAAAGGAATTTTAAGAGCATCAATAAATTTTTCTACTTTATTATCATCAACTTTAGTATCTTCTATCTTTGTTCCATCAACAACTTCTATCTCATTCTCTTTACACCAGTTAAGTACATAAGGATATAACCCTACGTATATTTGACCAGTTGCATATGAAAATAATCTTATCTTACCGTCCCATACTCTATTACGAAATTGAGGCATAAAACGAAAACCAGGTACTTCAAAAGTAAAGTGTTGACCTAGTTCTCTTCTAATAGAATCTTCTGCTTCTATCTTTAAATAGACATCATCCTTCTTGTCTATAACAAGATATCTAACATTTTTCATTGTTAATATGTAAAGGTTTTCTCAGCAATATAATCTTGTTCAAGCATATAAGTTGAGAAATTATATAACATACTAGCCCAAGGAGAATCTCTTCCTTGAAGTTTGAACCGTCTGAAACCAAAATCATAAACTCTTTTAAATTCACTTCTTGAAAGAACGCAAGTTCTTAAATGTGGCATTAATATTCTAGGACATATAGTTTTAGGGTGTGATGGTGTATGAATAAAATCTACATTACTAAAGTTAAACATACCGTGCCAACCTTCAATTTGTGCTTTAGAAGTTTCATCATAATGATTATTTCTTATCTGACAATTCCAAGTACATCTTTCATTTATAAGTGGTATATACTTTTCTGCTTTACCTGAGTCAGATATTTCTTTCAACAATTTAAGATTAAGATTATCGTCAGGATGTAAATAAACCAATTCAAATTTATCACATAAACTTTCATAGTATTCAAAAGTTCTTTTGTGTGGCATATCTTTTGTTGATTTGCAAACAGACACCTTTTGTTTTAAATCAGGATATCTTTTTCTTATATAATCTGAAAGACAATCTTGAGTCACAGCAACAGCATTACCACTATAGTTTTGACTTGCTAAAATATCTAATAAATAATTTGAACTAGGGTCGTCAAGGTCTTTTTCTGTTAATAATGTATTTGAAAAAGTATAAGTACAACCTATACCTCTTTGATTATATTCTTGAATTAAAACCTCTGGTGTCCAACCTTGATGATTCCAAGGAACCATTTGTTGATAGTTCGTGTTTCTTCCACCCATCCATTTTACACCATAACAACCAAATACAGATTTAATTGGTAATATATAATCGTGTAATTTTTCAAAAGCATCCAAAAAATTAAAAAGTTGTTTATCGTGAATAAACAATGACCCAACATCAAAAACTGCGTCTGGAGTATCTTTGTTTAATACACCCTTACCTGTAGGAAGTCTATTTGATTTTAGTTTATCTGTAGATATGGCTACGTGTTTTTTTGGTTCCATTAAATAGCTCCTGATGTAAATTTCTTCCAATCAATTGCGTTCTTAATAGTAAATGTTCTGTTTGAAATTTGTCTAATACTTCTATCTAAAAAATCTACTACTGTAGTAAGGTAATCAACCTTTTGTTTTGCTTTAATAACTTCTTCATCTGAATCAATATACTTATCAACATCTTGTCTTAATATTTTTAAGTTAAAAGGTTTATCAATATAGACGCTAGAGTCTGCTTTACCTGTATAGTATTCCCACTTTTCTCTTTTCTTAATATGTAATTCACTTTCGGCCCTACTTAACATTAACTTAAACTTTGTTAAGTGCTTCATATATTTGTTATGTATTTGGGGTGTTTTAAGTGATTCTATATCAAGTTCACTATCGTTAATTTTTAAATCTTTGTCTGCTAATTCTTGCAATTCCTCTAATGTCATAATCTCCTTATATACTATATCATACTATAATAAAAAAGTAAAGTTTGTTACGATACCGTTACCGAAGTTTGTCCACTTCCTACTGCAAATTCATATATTTTGTATTGGAAATTGACTGTTGCTATTAAATAGTTGACATCTGTTTGTTGTTGGTTGTAATTCAATCCAGATAATGCTGTAGGGAATACATCACTAAATCTAACTTGAATATTTGTTGTATTTTTACTTGTTAATATACTTAATGTTGCGTCTGAATAAACTCCACCTGTATCAGTTGCTTTATACTTAACTTTACCTGCGTCTGTTTCTTGATTTGCACCAGTAGATGTTGGAAATCTATCTGCACCACCACCTAATAGGTCTCTAAATTCTTGTCTATCTTTAGGAAAACCTAAACCAGTTAACCAACCGTGTATCTCTCTATAGTTTTCTAAATTTTCATCAACCATAAAGTCCATATTAAGACTAGCATATGATAGTTTATCTCCAGGTACAGGTATATCTTTCAATGGTGTTTGTTGTGCCATTGTACCTTCTAATGATATGCCTGGTAAGTTTACTGCTGTACAAAAGAATTCTACTTTAGGAAGTTTTGTAATAGTAAATTTAAACTGCGTTGGAGCAGCATAATCAAATTTAGTTGGTTGTCTTTTGTATGATTGTTTAATTGTCATACTACTATTTATAAGTCATCTAGGCCAAAAAAAAGGGGAGTAAAAACTCCCCCTTAATTCTGTTTGAAAAATGTTTTTCAAACCAATGATATTACATTAAGTTCGCAACTTGAACTTTTTGGTAGTATCTATTAGCATTAGCACTTCCAGCGTCATTTACTGCTGTAGCAGCACCTGATTGAGCACCAGTTTCAGCGAATGGATTAGCGATTAAGCCATATCTAGTCTTGAATCCGATTTTCGGTTGGAAAGTGTCTTGACCAACTGCACGAACCATTTGTAAAGGAACATATGGGCAGTAAAAAATACCTGCGTCATATGGTGATGTACCTTTGTATCCAACAACATAATACTGTTTAGCAGTACTGTTTGCTGAATATGGATCAATGTACACTTTAAATCTACCGTTAAGAACACCTGCAAAAGTATTACCTGTGTCATCAACGTTTAGGTTGTTGTTAAGAGCTGGTGTGTAATCTAATACTCCAGCCATTTGAAGAGCAGAAGCAACATCAGAAGAGCAGATAATTATATTACCTTTTCCTCTACGAGTTCTTTGAGCTATTCTATTAGCATCTCTTTCAAGTTGGAACATAAGACCTTTGAATCTCTCAACTGA